CGGATGGCGTCCGCCATCGTCGAGTTCGGATTTCGTATTCCGGTCGTGGCGCGCAGCAGCGGGGAAGTTGTCGATGGACATCTTCGATTAAAAGCCGCGCGCAAGCTTGGTCTGCAAACGGTTCCGGTCGTCTTGGCTGATGAACTGTCGGACGCACAGATCAAGGCGTTTCGCTTGCTTGCCAATCGCTCGGTCACCTGGGCTGATTGGGACGAAGAATTGCTGGCCCTCGAACTGGCCGACCTGACCGAGGCCGGTTTCGACCTTGCGCTGACCGGTTTTGATGATGTTGAACTCGATGCCATGTTCGGCCCCGACTCTGCTGACGCAGAAGCTGACGAAGTGGATAACTCTGAATCCGGCGCCGATGATGTGCCAGAGCCGCCGACCATCGCAGTCTCCCGACCCGGCGATGTCTGGGTGCTGGGCCAGCACCGACTGATTTGCGGCGACGCCGCCGACCCGGCCGTGATCGCCAGCCTGATGCAGGGCGAATTGGCCGCGCTGTGCTTTACGTCCCCACCCTACGGCAATCAGCGTGACTACACCAGCGGTGGCATCACCGATTGGGATGGCTTGATGCAAGGCGTCTTTTCGCAAATGCCGATGGCACAGGACGCACAAGTGCTGGTCAACCTCGGTTTGATCCACCGCGGCAACGAAGTGATCCCTTATTGGGATGGGTGGATTTACTGGATGCGCATGCAGGAATGGCGGCGCTTTGCCTGGTACGTCTGGGACCAGGGTCCGGGCATGCCGGGTGACTGGGCCGGACGACTGGCGCCGAGCTTTGAATTTGTCTTCCATTTCAACCGCCAGAGCCGCACGCCCAACAAGATCGTTCCCTGCAAGCATGCGGGCGAAGAATCCCACTTGCGCGCCGACGGATCGTCCACTGCCATGCGCAGCAAGGAAGGAGAGGTCGGCGGCTGGGCGCACAAAGGTCAGCCCACGCAGGACAGCAAGGTTCCTGATTCAGTGATTCGCATCATGCGGCACAAGGGAAAGATCGGACAGGGCATTGATCACCCAGCAGTCTTTCCGGTGGCGCTGCCAGAGTTTGTCATTGAGGCGTATTCGGACACTGGAAACGTCGTGTTCGAGCCCTTCGGCGGCAGTGGCAGCACCATGCTGGCCGCCCAGCGTACCGGTCGCCGGTGCCGATCGGTGGAGATCGCGCCGGAGTATGTCGATGTGGCGATCAAACGCTTCCAACAGACCTTTGCTGATGTGCCGGTAACGCTGGCAGCGACCGGCCAGTCCTTTAGCGAGGTAAGCGATGAACGCCTATAGCGAATCAGCCTGCTATGACTGTCAGACAACGCCGGGACTTCCCGGCGTTCTCGCTTTTGAAGGTGATGAAGAGTGGCGCGTAGTGTCGATGGACCCTGGCTATTCGGTCTCAACGTGCGGTCGTGCGAGAAATTCGCGCACGTTACACCTACTAAAACCTTGGTTCGCAGGGAAATATCTTTACGTCGGATTAAACCGAAGTGGTATCAAGACAGGAATCCATCGTTTGGTTGCGTTTGCCTTTTTGGGGCCCGCCCCAAGTCCGTTACATGAGGTGGCGCACAACGACGGCAATCCTAGAAACAATTACATCAGCAATCTGCGCTGGGCCACCCATAAAGAGAACATGTCTGACATGCGCAGGCATGGCACGACTTACTACCACGGTTGGCGAGGTCAAACGCATCCAAACGCAAAGTTGTGTGACGTTCAAGTCGTTGACATCCGGCGAAGCGTACGACATGGCGCTTTGCGCAAAACATTGGCAAAGATGCATCAGGTATCAGAAGCCACGATAGATCAGATTATTCAAGGCCGCACATGGACGCGTCTACTTTAAAACTCGAACACTGGCCAACTGAGAGATTGATTGACTATGCCCGAAATCCACGCAAGAACGACCATGTGGTCGATCAGATGGCTGCGGCCATCGTCGAATTCGGCTTTCGATTCCCGGTTTGTGCAAAGAGTAACGGCGAGTTGGTAGATGGCCACTTGCGGCTTAAAGCCGCACGAAAACTCGGTCTTACAACGATTCCTGTGGTTCTTGCCGATGAGTTGACACCAACGCAGATCAAGGCATTTCGTCTTTTGGCTAATCGTTCGGCAACCTGGGCAGAGTGGGATGACGAACTGCTCAGGTTGGAACTGACTGAGCTTCAAGACGCTGATTTCGATTTGAGTCTCACAGGTTTCACAGAAGACGAGTGGCTGGACCTGATTGCCGGTGATGAAAGCAAGCAAGGCCTGACCGATGAGGATCAGGCTCCAGAGGTTACTGAGAACCCGATCTCGCGCAAGGGTGACATCTGGCTGTTGGGAGGTCACAAGCTTCTGTGCGGTGATGCGACCAATGCTGAAGACTACAAAGTGCTTCTCGGTGATGAACTAGTTGACATGACGGTCACTGACCCTCCGTATTCTGTTAACTATGCCAACAGTGCCAAGGACAAAATGCGTGGCACCAACCGGCCAATACTGAACGACAACCTCGGCTCAGACTTTTCTCCGTTTCTGCAGGCCGCCTGCCAAAACATACTGGACGTGACAAAAGGCGCTGTCTACATCGCAATGAGTTCATCCGAACTGGACACCCTTCAGTCGGCGTTTCGTGCCGCTGGCGGCAAGTGGTCGACCTTTATCATCTGGGCAAAAAATACATTTACGATGGGCCGCGCTGATTACCAGCGCCAATACGAACCGATCTTGTACGGTTGGAAAGATGGCTCTCAACATTACTGGTGTGGCGCGCGTGACCAAGGCGATGTGTGGCACATCAAAAAGCCGCACAAGAATGATCTTCATCCAACCATGAAGCCCGTGGAGCTGATAGAGCGTGCTGTTGTCAATAGCAGTAAGACGCGTGACATTGTGCTCGACCCCTTCGGCGGATCCGGTACCACGGTTATTGCCTGCGAAAAAACGGATCGACGAGCACGAATCATCGAACTCGACCCGAAGTACGTTGACGTTATTGTCCGCCGCTGGCAAGACTGGACCGGCAAACTTGCCACCCGCGAATCTGATGGGGTGGCGTTTGATGATCTCGCTGCCGATGTTGTTGGTACCAGAACGGTTGCACCTGCGGCGTGATCACTCAGCGGTCTCTTCCATGATTTCGCAATGGACCACAAAGCCAGTCAGGTAGGGCAGACCGCGCGGAATGCCGTGTTGCTTGCTCGTCTGGCGTCCAATCGTCCAGCCCATCCATTGTTCAATGGCGGCATTGATCGCATCAGCCAGGGTCTTGCCCTTGAGCAAATGGTTTCGGACCTCGTCGGCAAAGTGGCGGCCGTGGCGGCTGTCAAGGAAGGCGCGTGCGGCGTCGAGTTCGGTGCCAGTGACCGTTGCAATGGCAGGCAGTGCGATCGCCCATGCTGCTGGTGCTTCCTCCTTCATGGTGCCCCAGAAGCCCCAGTCAGTCACGGTAGGGTCGGGGATGTTGGCGATGGTGTTCATGTCGGGCTCCTTGGTGATGATTGTTTGGACATGCGTAGTAACGCGCTTCTTCCGAGAGAAGCCAAGCACTATTTGCATCATTTTGAATTCGTTGGTGTCCCAATGATTTCAAGCCAGTCGCGTACGAAGGCCTCGCCTGACACACCGTAGGCGCGAACGTGGCGCACGCGCTTCATGGTCACATTCCATTGTTGGGCAATGCCTCGAATGGTTTTGTGATGCTGGCGCATCAGGCGGTTGATTTGGTGGGCGCTGAGGTTTTGCATGGTGCTGAGTTGCTTGTTTTGCTGACATCTGAAGTAACGCGCTTCCTCAAAAAGAAGCCAAGCGATATCTGCATCTTTTCAATCTTAATTTTCGATCACCCGAGAATGGCAACATAGCGACCGTAGTCGCTTCCCTCCGGGTTGACGTATAGGTAGGGACGACCCGGTGCGGTGACCTCGACGCAGAGGTAGCCGTCACCCACGCCGCCGCCTTTACCACTGAGCCAATCACGTGATTGCAGCAGCGTGCTGGCGAAGGCATCGAATTCGGATGGAGTGAGTTCGCGCGTCTCGGTGACAAAGACCTTCTTCTGTCCAACGCCACCGACTTCGCTGAGGTCGATGGGCTTGCGGGCAAAGGGCAGGCGCACACTCAACTCCTCGACGGCAATGGTCTGTGCGCCCCACTGCAAAGTGCGAGGGGTGCGTTCGATGGTGATGGTCATGGTGCTCATGGTGATTTCCTTGGTTTGGCGTCGTCAATCACGACATCTGTATGAACGCTTCACTTCGCAGCGAAGTCAAGCAATTCAAGAAGAATATTTGCGCGAAGAATTTCCGTCAATTCAAGGTGGCCCGGTAGAGCTTGTTCAAGACCACAACAAGGTCATCGTCGAATTTGAAATCGTGGCCTTCGCGCAAACCGGCCTGCTCAAGAATCCGCCAGCGCTGGCCATCGGTCTGCGCCTTTTGCACTTCTTCATTCAAGTGCTGCAGATAGAGATCTTCATCAACCGTCAGAGGCCGAGGTTGTTCGCGTAGCGACCGAAGAATCGTGATGAGGTTCATGGCTGCCATTCCTCTCAGTTGGTAATGCGGTAGATGCGTTCTGCACCGGCGTTCTTGGTCGACGTGATGGTGAGTCCGAGCTTCTTCTTGAAGGCACCGGCCAATGTGCCGCGCACGGTGTGCGCCTGCCAATCGGTCGCCTCGCAGATCTGTTTGATGGTGGCGCCCTCGGCGCGCGTGAGCATGGCAATCACCATGGCCTGCTTGCTGTCGGCTCGGGTGCGCACCGTCTTGAGTAGTTTGGGTAGTGGCTGCTGTGCTGGCGCCGAGTCCCTGGCAACAGCGTCGTGCGTCCACGTGGCCTCAGCCTGCGCCACGCTGGCCTCCAGTTTGGGGTCTGGGGCGTTGATGCGAGCAACGGGTCTGTCGCAGCCCAGGGCGTCATAGCCCTCGGCGGCAACAAACCAATCGTTTCCATTGCTGGTGATCAGTGCGCGGTTAAAAAGTCCGTCCAGCACCTTCTTGCGTGCGCCGCCCTTGACGCTGTCGGGGAACCAGTCGATGCGTCCGCTGTTGTGATCGAGCGCGTGCTGCAGGACCTGGGTTTGCGTTGTGGTGAGTTGGGTGATGCCCATGATTTTCTTCCTTGATGTTGATTGAGGGGATGTGATGAAGGCGCTGTTCGCAGTTAAAGCCAAGCGTTTTCTGCTTGGCTTGTGATTCAGATGGAAGTGTTGGCAATTTCTGACTCAGTGGGTTTTGGCATCGACGCACCAACTTCTACGCCAGCCTTGAAGGCTGCTTCCAGGGCGTCCCGGATGCACCAGACGGCTGTGTCGTGGAAGTCGAGCCGATCAGAATTTCTCGTCTGGAGGGTTTCAATGCCCAGATGCTTGTTGGCGATCAGGGTAAAGATGGCGTCGAGTTGATTCATTGGCTGCCTTTCGCGGTTGATTGATGGTGTTGGTAGTAAGGCGCTGTTCGATTGAGAAGCCAAGTCAATTTCAATCATTCTTTGAATCTATTTGCACATTGCTTGGCTTCAAACCAACACCACAGTTTTCTGCAATGAAAAACACAAACCACACCCATGGGAATCTCGATTCGCGCCTACGCCCGTCACCGCGGGGTCACCGACACCGCCGTGCACAAGGCCATCCGCAGCGGTCGCGTCACGCCAGAAGCTGACGGAACGATTGATGCAGATCAGGCCGATGCCCAGTGGGAGCGCAATACCAGCGCACCCAACATCGGCACCCAAAGGCCGGTGGTCAAAGTCAAGGTGCCGGACGCTGATGGCGGCGGCGTTGAAAGAAGCAGTTCTGGCACGCCTGCCGGTATCGGCGCAACCGGCTCCGCCAATGTCGGCGGCACTGGCGGCACATCACTGCTTCAGGCGCGCACCGTCAACGAAGTCGTCAAGGCACAGACGAACAAGGTCCGCCTGGCCCGACTCAAGGGTGAATTGGTTGACAGACCCCAGGCGATAGCTCATGTCTTCAAGCTGGCAAGGTCAGAACGAGACGCCTGGTTGAACTGGCCAGCGCGGATTTCGGCTCAGATGGCTGCCAAGTTGGAAGTTGATACGCACACCATGCACGTCTCTCTGGAGAGTGCAGTACGCGAACACTTGCAGGAACTCGGGAACCTTAGCCCCCGAGTCGATTGAGACCAGCACAGAACATGGAAGATTACGAAGGCGCTG